CTTCCCCGTCATTGCTTCCGCCCCTTCTGACCCTGCAAAACCTAGGCTGAGTTAATGCCGCGCAAGAAATCAGATACTGCTGAAGGCGCGATTCGCGCTATGAAGAACGCAGCGCAACCGGAGTTAGAGCCGCCATCGCATGTGAGATTGCGTGCGGAGGATCGTCCATTTTGGTCGGGTATCCTTCGTGCGCGCGCGCGTGATGATTGGGATACTCATGACCTGGTGGTCGTTGCACAGTTGGCGCGGACTCAGCGTGATATTGAGGTTGAGTCACTTCACCTTGAGAACGAGGGTACGGTTGTCGAGAATCAGCGTGGGACTCAGGTGATGAATCCTCGAGTGACAGTTCTCGAGCAACTTGCCCGCCGGGAAATGGCGCTGATGCGCACTTTGCGGATGGGTGGCAAGGTGGCAGGCAACGCACGGGACTTGGCCGGTGCCCGCGTGGTTGAAAAGAACGCAAGAGTTGCACGGGAACAGGTTGAGGATGAAGAAGACCTCCTTGCCTAAGAAGATGACCCGTGGCGAGCGGGTCTGTGCGTTCATCGAACGTTACTGCCTGGCGCCAGAGGGCGAGCACATCGGTAAGCCGATGAAGCTCGAAGCGTTCCAGCGACAGTTCATCCTCGAGATCTATGACAACCCGTATCGCACGCACACGGCAATGCTCAGCATTGCCCGCAAGAACGGAAAGACGGGTTTGATCGCGGCACTCCTGCTGGCTCACTTGGTGGGCCCGGAAGCTGTTCAGAACTCGCAGATTGTCAGCGGCGCCCAGAGCAAGGAGCAGGCAGCGGTTGTCTTCGAGTTGGCGCGGAAGATGGTGGAGATGAGTCCGAAGCTCTCTTCGCTTGTTCGGGTCCAGCCAAGCGGGAAGCGGTTGATTGGCCTGGCTCGCAACGTTCTGTATCGAGCGCTCGCAGCAGAAGGCAAGACTGCGCACGGGTTATCACCAATCCTTGCGATCCTTGACGAAGTGGGGCAGGTGGTTGGACCAACGGATAAGTTTGTGTCCGCTATCACATCCGCGCAGGGTGCTTATGAAAATCCGCTTCTCATCGCGATCAGCACGCAAGCTCCGACAGCGGCTGACCTCTTCTCGACATGGATTGACGCGCAGAAGAATGCGCCGGATCCGCGAGTGGTGTGCCATGTCTACAGCGCACCGGAGGATTGCCAACTAGACGACCGTAAGGCATGGGCTGCGGCGAACCCGGCAATGGGCCTCTTCCGCAGCATTGCTGACATTGAGAAGCAGTGCAAGCAGGCAATGGAAATGCCGGCCAACGAGCCAGAGTTCCGCAACCTCATCCTTAACCAACGGGTCGAGGCGGTGTCGCCGTATGTGTCCAGTTCTGTGTGGCGCGCTAACGGCGGTGAGGCTGGAGATGCTTCCAAGCTCAAGGTTTGGGCTGGCCTGGACCTGTCGAGCGTCAACGACTTGACGGCCCTGGTTGCTGTGGACGAAACCGGTGGCGTCCATCCTGCCTTCTGGTTGCCAGCTGCTGGCCTGGGCGAGAAGTCCCGCAAAGACCGAGTGCCTTACGACCTCTGGGCCAAGCAGGGTCTGCTTAATACAACGCCAGGTAACGCCATCGAATACGAGTTCGTTGCGGAATACCTGCGCGGATTCTTCGACCGATACGACGTCCAATCCATTGGTTTTGACCGGGCATTGATGAACTTCCTGACGCCTTGGCTTATCAAGGCTGGCTTCTCGGAAGCAGAGTTGGCGAAGTTCATCCCCTTTGGTCAGGGCACCTTGTCGATGACGCCGGCACTGCGAGAACTCGAGGTGCGCCTTCTTAACAAGTCATTGCGGCACGGCAACAACCCGATTCTTGAGATGTGCGCCGCCAATGCCAAGGTTGTCGGCGACTCCGGTGCGCGCAAGTTCGACAAGAAGAAGGCACGGGGACGGATTGACGGCATCGTTGCTCTTGCTATGGCAATTGGTGTGATGCCGGCCGAAGTTGCGCCGCCACCGGATTACAAAATCATGTTCTTGTGAAACAATGTGCAAGTCCATGACTTGGAAGATCCACAGTTACCCTGTTGCAGCAGGATAGATGGCCAGCATTTGCCAGAGTGCTGGCCTTTTCTGTTTCGGTTCGGGTAATATCCGCCAAATTTCGCAATAGATAGGATTCGAGATGGATCGTGCGTATTCTCTGCTGACGGAAAAGGCGGTCACCGAGGACGCGGAATTCGTCTACATCGAAGGCATTGCCTCGACGCCATCGGTTGATCGAATGGGCGATGTGGTGGAACCAAAGGGTGCCCGCTTCAAAACGCCGATGCCTCTTCTGCTCCATCACGACCACAAGCAGCCTGTCGGAAACATCACGTTTGCCTCTCCGACCGATAAAGGAATCCCATTCAAGGCTCGCCTCCCCATCATCAAGGAAGCTGGCCGACTCAAGGATCGCGTTGACGAGGCTATCCAGTCTCTCAAGTACGGCCTGATTCCTGCCGTCTCGATTGGATTCCAACCCGTCGATGGTCAGGTGGAACGAACGAAAGAGGGTGGACTTCTGTTCAAAGTGTGGGAGTGGCTTGAGCTTAGCCTCGTCACGATTCCCGCCAACAGTCAGGCCATCATCACCGCAATCAAGAGCCTCGATCAGCCTCGCCAGACGCCCGCGACAGGGCGAAAGTCTGCTGATGCTGCCGTGGCTTTGGAGTATCCCGGCGACTCGGGAAAGAAGAATGCCCGACCGGGCGCCGTGAAACTTCTCTAAGGAAACACCGTGAAGACCATTACTGAACAGATCGCAGCCCTCGAGGCTACCCGCGCTGCCAAGTCGGCACGCATGAACGACATCATGACCAAGGGCCTGGAAGATGGCCGGACGACTGACGCTGCCGAAGCGGAAGAGTTCGACACCCTGTCGGACGAACTCAAGACGCTTGACGCCGACATGCAGCGCCTCAAGAAGCTCGAGGCTCTGAACGCTTCGACCGCCAAGGCCGTGGCTGGCAACACCGTCAAGGCAGCGTCTGACGCTCGTACTGGTGTGCCCGTCAACGTCAAGAACACGCAGAAGCTCGAGCCGGGCATTGAGTTCGCCCGCTTCGCCATCTGCAAACTGGCTGCCAAGGGCAATCCCCAAATGGCGCTCCAGATCGGCCAAAACCGATACAGCGAGAACGAAAGCGTTGTCAAGGCGCTGGAACTGGAAGCCAACGGCCTGACGTTCGGCGAACTGCTGGCGCAAAAGGCCGCCATCGGTGCAGGCACCACGACCGGCACCACCTGGGCTGCTCCGCTCATCGAGTACGAGCGCTTCACTGGTGACTTCCTCGAGTACCTGCGCCCCCGCACGGTGATCGGCCAGTTCGGTGTTGGCAATGTCCCCTCGCTGAACCAGATCCCCTTCAACGTTGACATCGCTGGTCAGACCTCCGGTGGTTCGGCGTCGTGGGTTGGTGAAGGCGCTCCGAAGCCGCTGACCTCGTTCGACTTCAACAGCACGCGCCTCACCTGGGCGAAGGTCGCTGCGATCTCGGTCCTGACGAACGAACTGATTCGTTTCAGCAACCCGAGCGCAGAACGACTGGTTCGTAACGGCCTGGCAGATGCTGTCATCGCTCGCATTGACACCGACTTCGTTGACCCGGCAAAGGCAGCTGTTGCGAACGTGTCGCCGGCCTCGATCACCAACGGTGCAAGCAACTTCGCATCGTCTGGCCCGACCGCTGACAACATCCGCGCGGACCTGATGCGTCTGTGGCAATACTTCATTGCCGCTCGCAACACCCCCCGTACCGCTGTGTACATCATGAACTCGTCGGTTGCTCTGGGCCTGTCCCTGATGCAAAACCCGCTCGGCCAGCCCGAGTTCCCGGGCCTGACGATGAACGGTGGCACGCTGGGTGGTGTCCCGGTGATCGTCTCGGATTACGTGCCGTACACCACGGCAGGTTCCATCGTGATCCTGGCGAACGCGAACGACATCTGGCTGGCTGATGATGGTCAAGTGACGGTGGATGCTTCGCAGGAAGCATCGCTCCAGATGGACACGGCGCCGACCGTGAACTCTGCAACGCCGACCGCTACCGCCATGGTGTCGATGTTCCAGACAAACAGCACCGCCTTCCGTGCCGAACGTTACATCAACTGGGCACGTCGTCGCGCCTCTGGTGTGGCGTACATCACCGGCGTGAACTGGGGCGAGTAAATCCCCGAGTGAGTGAAATGGCCCGCCGCTGTAGAGTTGGCGGGCCTTTCTTCAACAGTCTCTCTCCCTCCGCTCTAGCGGACTTAACGACGGCCTAGGGATTCCCCGAAAAGCGGCACGCAGTTGCCAATCTTTATCGCCGCCTGGCCTGTCGTCTTTTAGGAGCTAGAAACATGACTCGAGTTATCTTCAAGTACAAGGACGGCCGAGAGCGCGAGATGCGGGAATCCGATGCGAAGATTCTGCAATATGTGCGTCGCGGGACATACGTGACGCGGGACATGCAGGCTCAACGTCCCGATACGGAAGTTGAAATCGAGACGGAAGCGCCTGTCCGTCGCAAACCAGGACGCCCCCGAAAGCAGCCTGATTCCGAATGACGCCGGCTAGAATGCCGCATGGGAGACACAGCAGCGATGGCAGAAGAAGCAGTCCAGGCCAAAGAGAAGCCGCAACTAGACCAGACGCTGACGGTATTCCTGCTCCTGATTCTTGCCGGCGCACTATCTCTGCTTGGTGGCGTGTTCATTCTTTCTGGTATCGGGTGGACGTTGGTGGCGCTGGCAGTTGAAATGTTCGGCGCGGCTGCATTCCTCAAGATTGGTATGACTACGGCGGGGCCGAATGAAACTGCTTAACGCAATCGGAAACGCTGCAAGGGCGCCAATCACTAAGGCGGGGATGCTGGCCCCTGTCGATAACCGTGGGAACGGTTACGGCGGCTGGTGGCCTCTTGTGCGTGAACCGTACAGCGGCGCGTGGCAACGCAACGACGAATGGCGGATTGATTCCGTCCTCGCATACCCAGCTGTGTTCGCCTGCATCACCCAGATCAGCAACGACATCGGCAAGCTTGGTTCGCGTCTGATGAAGCTCGGGGAAAATGGCATCTGGGACGAGACGACTAGCCCTGCTTTCTCGCCTGTCCTCAAGAAGCCGAACCGCTATCAGAACCAGATCCAGTTTAAGCAGTGGTGGATCATGTCCAAGCTGCAACACGGCAACGCCTATGCGCTCAAGGAGCGTGACGGGCGCGGTGTCGTGACCGGTCTTTACTTGCTCGATCCATGCCGCGTGCAAGTGCTGGTGGCCGATGATGGGTCGGTGTTCTACCAGCTGATGCAGGACAACCTGACGGGCCTGGATGAAACCAGCGTCACGGTTCCTGCCAGTGAAATCATTCACGACCGGATGAACTGCCTGTTCCATCCGCTTGTCGGTATCTCTCCGTTGTTCGCGGCCGGAACCTCCGCATTCCTCGGCCTCAAGATGGAATCGGACGCTGTTACGTTCTTCGGTAACGGTGCGATGCCTGGCGGGACGCTCGAGGCTCCGGGCGCTATCAGCGATGCAACAGCGCAGCGACTCAAGACGCAGTGGGACACGAACTACACCGGGGCGAATCGCGGGAAGGTTGCCATTCTGGGTGACGGGTTGAAGTACACCCCGCATCGGATGACTTCGGTTGACTCGCAACAAGTCGAGCGCTCCAAGCGACTGGACCAGCATGTCTGCGCCTGCTTCCACGTGCCTCCTTACATCGTCGGTCTGGATACACTGCCGTCCGGGATGAAGCCGGGCGACCTCAAGCAAATCTATTACGACGACTGCCTGCACGTTCTTATCGAAGAGTTCGAGTTGTGCATGGATGAAGGGCTGGCGCTTCCTCCTGGCATGGGCGTTGAGTTGGATCTGGATACGCTGCTTCGGATGGACCAAGCCACACTCATTGACACCTTGGTTAAGGGTGTTAAGGGTGGCGTGATGACTCCAAACTATGCTCTCAGGAAACAGAACCAGCCACCGATTGAAGGTGGAGACACGATCTACATGCAGAAGCAGGATATCCCTCTTGAGCAGGCTAGGAACAACGTTGTGGACGCACCGGTTCAAGCTTTACCTGCGCCACAAGAATCGGAAGATGATGATGAGTCATCTGATGATGTGCAGATGAGCGCAGAAGTTTTGCTGCTAAAATTCCTGCATGAAGACATGCACATCATGCGAGCAAAAGAAGGCGCTTGAAGAATTCTCAACGCGCAAGGCGTCTCCAGATGGGCTTAACTATAGATGCAGAGCTTGCATGAAAGAATACGCAACGGCATGGAGGGCGCGTAATCCTGAAGCTTATAGGGAATGGGTTGCAGATAAGCGAGACAAGAGAAGCATTGATTACAAGCAGTGGGCGGAAAAGAACAGGGATGCTAGGCGGGAATACATGCGCGAATGGCAGAAAGAAAATGCTGCATCTGTAGCAATGCGTGGATCTGCAAGGGGAAGAAAGAGGCCTGTATACACTCCTTCGTGGGCTGACAAGGAAAAAATGATTGCTTTCTATGAGAAAGCAAGAGAATTGCGTGAAACTACTGGTCAGCCATATGAGGTTGACCACATAGTCCCACTTGGAAGTGATTTTGTTTCTGGGTTGCACTGCGAGGCAAATTTACAGATCACGCTCAAAGCGGAAAACCTATCAAAACTCAATCGGCGTTGGCCGGATATGCC